CCCTGAATCCCACCCATTTGGCCAACCGGAGCGACACCGTGTTCCGTGCGTCTATCCAGTTCACAAGGACAGGGTAAAGATCGTGCATGTTGTCTATCCAGTACTCCCTGCCCTCTCTCAAAAACCTTCGCCACACCCTCTTGTCCCGTATCATTTCCGACGCCAGCATCCACGGCATCCCTACAGGAGAGAGGATGTTCAGACCGCCGACCCCGAACATCCCTATGCACCTGTCGTCAAGGAGTATCGACCAGGTGACGGTCGCCTTTTCGTAGGATCTAATCAGCGCGTCTTCCGGGGTCGTCTTAGACGAAGCCCACAACTCATCCACATCGGCCTGTCTCAACCCGATGGAAAGGAGTTCGTCTATATGTCTTCGCCTTGCCGTGACTACGCCGTCCATTATTTCCTTCCCGCGTCAAGTTGCGGAGTGATGGCAAGTATCTCCATAGGCAGAGGTTTTGACTGCTTGATGTATATGCGCCCGTTCTGCTCCCACCCCGTGTCCATCAGTATCCTTGCATCCCCCGTGTACAGGTCATTTGCACAATCGGGAAGGGGTTTCAGCCTGGTGGAGTTTGGTCCCACCTGAATACCCTGCGTTTCGTAAACCGATACCCACACGGTGTTCACAAGTTTAGGCCTCGTTATGATAGTGCCGTTGTTCGTCTGTACCTCTATCCCTAGTGTCTCCACAACACTGTCATATGGTAAGCCTACCTGTACGACCGATGCGGCAGTGGTTAATGTTATCTGCCCCGACGCGACGGTCTTTGTCCCTATGTATTCCCCGTCGGCAAGGACTGCAACGGTCTGACCTTCGAGGTGCGAAAGTCCGGATATCGTGGTAGCCGCCGCCCCGTCGTAGGTCAATCCGCTGTCAACAAAGAAAGCATCCTCAAGGTCATCCCCGAAGTCGCGGGTATGCAGGCGTTCTATGTACCTGACGGTTGCGCTGTTGACCGTCCTCTTGACTACTATCCAGACCTCGTCCTCATCCGCTCCGGGGATGACGCAGACCGATTCCACTTCCGCACCCGTTCCGGCAACGGTATGTTCCGTCCATGCGAATACCTCATGTTCCTGCAGGTACGTGAATGAGAGAAGTTTTCCGTCATCCCTGACCATCCAGATGACAGACCACGGCTCCTGCTGATAGGCCATGTCGATGATCGTGTAGCCGTCGAAGTAATGCTGTGAGAATATCGACCTGTTCAGGGATGTGAATACATCCTTCTCGTAGGTGTAGGCAAGTTCCCTGATGGTATTTCCCTTCCTTGCACAGAAGAGGATGGAGTTGCCTATCACAAGAGGCTGAACCTTGTTCGCACCCCTTCCCTCCTGAAACCGTGCCATGATGGAAGTGGGTGTAAGAATCTCATCGCTCCCGCCTGATATCCTCCACACGCTCCCAGAGGTCAAGACTATCAGGTTGTTCATTGCAACGATGTGCTCAATGGCGTTCATCTTTGCGGAGTCAAGAGTAGCGGAAACCGCATCGTCATCGACAAGGGGAAGGCTCGTGCTGAAGTCCACGTAGTCCTGTGTTTTAGATCCCCATATCGTCTGTGGTTCTTCCGGTGTTCCCGCAAACCATAATCTCCCGTTGCCAAATCCGCCCGTCTTCGCATACCCTGGCGTGGTTCCCCATGCGCCGAGTGCCCAATTGTTTATAGGCACAGTCAGTTGCGACATCCTCTTGTAGACGGTCGCCCTGACCGACGTAGCAGACGAGTATGTGGAAATCTTCAGGTATGCGGTTCGTGCTTCACGCAGTTTCCTCACTGCCCACCTGAATTCATGTGAGTCGCCAGATACCCAGAATTTTATTTTGGGTGTTACGTGGTTGTAGTCCTCTGACCGTAGTTCGTACTCTTTCGTAATCCTCGTGGTGCTAGTGTGGTCTGGGTATGTATCGAGAACCTTGTATGTCGAACCTCCGTCAGTAGAATATCGCAATTCTACATATTGGTCGATACGATCACCAAAGGAATACAAGACCTCAAAATTGCCATCAACGTTCCACGGACCACCACCAGTAATATCACCAGCACCAGAAGGGTTATATGAGTCGACATCAATCTGCTTCCCCTCATCGTAGTACCCAATCTTCAGCCACCTGCCAACATCAGCGGAGGTGAATAGGTCTGCGCTAGACGTGACTGTGACCGTCTGCCCGTAAAGCCCCGTGGAACCACCATAACTTGTGACCGTCAAGGTGTGGGAATCATCATCGTTGTCCTTCATGAAAGGCCCGTTCTCCCAGTCGAAGGTGTCAAGAGTCCATGTTGTATGGGCGGAACGGGTTATCGTTCTCGTGTCGTATGAGGGATGGAAGACATAGAGGGTGTCGGCAGACTGTTGGAAGCGGAGATCGAACAGAACGCTTTCAGGCCACGGGGTCGCTATCTCGTAATCGGCATCGGCTACCCACTTGTCCTCCCATGATTCACCCGTTCCAGGTTCGGTCGTCGCCCCCGAAGTGTGAGCGGAAATACACCTGTAGATCACATCGTCATTCTTCACGAAGTCCGCAACAACGTAGCCAGTCGCTGTCGCCCAGGCGGATGTAGTGGACGTGGTATGGACTACCTGCCCACCGTCTTTGAAGACCCTCATGTAGTAATCCCCGAACTCAAGGGTATATGCCTGTGTGGTCGAGAACTCGAAAGAAACTACCCTGACCGCTTTAGACGAGTCCTTGACCGTGCCGATGTACTCGAACCCCGGACGGTTGATAACGCCACCCTGCGGAAGGACGATGACATTACTCCCTGTCCTTAGTCCGAGGTAGTATTGATTAAGGTCAGTCCTCTTGTGTAGTGCCGGAGCGAGTACCCCTGCGGCGAATGATGGCCTGATAGGGTAGAGGCTCATGGTATTAAGAAGTCCTCCGGGAAGTCAGTGCGTCAGAGGTGAAGACGAACTGCCTGTACCCCTCCGCCTTGGACGCGACGATGGCATGGTTTATGGCGTGCTGATAGAGTTTGAACATGGTGTCCTTCGCGTCTTCCCTCTGCGTCAGCGGATAGGCGATGTCATAGGCAAGCCTCAAGGCGAAACAGGTTACAAATTCAGGAGGCCATATGCCTACGGTATCTACGACATAGGTGTACCTCGCTACCGCATCTTCCACATTGCACCAGATGAGAAGACCGTCCTGCGAGTCGTTGAGTCCCACTTCATACTTGATCTTCTGTCCCAGAGTCCCGGCTGTGTCGATAATCTCCCTGACCATTGCACAGTCATCGGGGTACGTGTATGCGTAGTCCCACATGTCGGACTCTTCGGTTTCATCCTCCGTCAGGTCAACCTCAAGGGACGCGAAACGCCAGTCCGCCGCCCGGAGTGTTTCACGCAGGGAGATAGGCCAGTAGAGGTTTATGAGTTCAGCCTCGGTTGACGTGTCCGTATCGAGATCCGTCAGGCTCATCCCCGCAAGGTGGCGGAGGGCGATATTGGCAATATTGGTTTTAGTAAGGGCTGAATACCCGGAACTGCTCATGATTGAAGCCCTCCTTCAAAAAAAGAAGGGGGCAAATGAATGCCCCCTGTGTTGTTATGCCCCTGCTCCGTAGTCCTCTGTAGCCAGTACAGTGCTGACGCTGTATGCCCTGCCGTCAAGTGTGGCGGCGCAGACATAGAACGCGGTCTTTGCAGTATCGGTTATCTCAAGGGTGTATATACCCGTGGCAAGAGGCTGTACCAGGAGTGCCTTCTTAGCCGTGAAAGTCGCAAAGTCCGCACCCGATGCGCTCTTTGCCTGAACCGTGCCCGATGCGGAAGTCCCAGTAAGCCCAACACCCGTAGCAGCATCGGACAACCAAACCATGAACGGACGTGCCCCGTCAACTGTTGCCCCTGCCGCGTCCTTCAGGGTAATGGCGACCTCGCAGACGTTCTCCGCCCCCGCAGAAGCCGCAAAGGTGAAGGATGCAACGATGTCGTCGAGTTCATTAAGTTCAGCAGCGGTCGCCGTGACCGCAGTTCCTGCCCCCAAACCGAGTTTCAGTCCGGAGTCAGCTATGGAGATCGTGTCTATGTTCTTGTTGGCACCGACAATGACCGCCTTTGATGCAGTAACCGTCCCTGCCACTACATCGGTCAGGTACGCTACCTCATCGGCATCGACATCGGTCAACCTTTTAGCGAGAGCCGCGCCGAACTTGTTTGCCCTTCCTACAGCCATTTATTCATCCCCTTCCATGAGGGCAAGTATTTCCTTCTTTGTCATGCCCTCGTCCACTTCAAGTCCCTGCGCCTTCGCCATTTCAAGAAGATCGTCGTGCTTCATCCTGATGGACGCCTTAACTTCGGGTTCCGGTTCCTCTTCCGGCACAAGCACGAAATGAGGCGGGGGGGCAACCCCGTCAGCGAACCAACAGAGTTCCCCCTCGCGCCGTCTATGCTGTCCCGGAAACTGGCATTTCCGTGTGCATAGGTACTGCTTCATGACGTGTTACCCCCTATGCGGTTACGCCGGCACTCTGTGCGTCGAGGGTGATGTAAGCGTCAAATATCCCCGCCGTTGCCGCCTCGGTGCCGATGGTGTACTCAAGGTTCAGGTAACGCAGGCCGGAAGGAACGCTAATGGGAACCTGAATAACGTCAGTCCCTGCACCAACATCACTGCCTACGGATATCTGCTGTGAACTCCACAGGTTGACCGCCCCCGCGCTGAATGTCCCATCCGCATCTGCCTCAAGGTCGAAGTCAAGGGTTGCGGTATCGTTTTCCGAATCAAATGCAGTGGTAAATACGATGTTGAGGTAGACCACCCTGCCTGCAAGCCTCCCTGCCGCCTGAAGGTCAATGTAATTGGTGCAGTCGTGAGCAGCGGCAGTCCCGTTTGTCCCGCTCGAAAGATCAAGAGCATCCGCAAATTCCAGGTCGCTATCTACAAAAGCCATGTCTGGTCACTCTCCTTTTCAGTTTCTGTTAAGCCCACTAGGAAACCTGGGACTCGGTGCTGACTATCGAGTCACACTGTTTAACCGGGATGCCGCGGAAGAACGTGGTCGGCCTTCCGGCGTAGTCGTTGAGTGTGAGGTACACGTTGTGTTTGTCCTCGATCATGATGTCCAGCCACGTCTTGACAGTCCTGCTCACGTAGAACACGGGACGGCAGGCGTTCTGGTTCGGGAGAAGATTCTGCATCTGGATCATGTACTGGATAAGGTTTATCGAAGAGTCGGAGGAAGCCCCGTAGGTCGCGAGTGCGGTACCGTCGATGTTGGCAAGCCTAACGAGGTATCGCGCATCCTCTATGGCAAGGCCGGATTCCCACACGTAGTGAGTCCTGTAACCCTCGTACCAACCGTTAGTCTCGTCTCCGAGAGTGACCTGCCCTTTGTCCTCCATCGCGAGTCCTGCCTTGGAAGCCCGTGGGAATATTCCGTATATCGGCCCCCATCCGACAAGGAAGATGGAGGTGCAGTCAGTCCCGTCGTCAGTCCCGCCCCCGCCGAGTACGTAGGTGCCGAGCGCGTTAGTCCTGACGGAAAGGCCGTTGAACTCTTCGGGTGCGGTCAGTGCGCTTCCGTAGAACAGGGTGTCGGAGAACTCCTGGGACATGCCCTCGATGTGTGCCTTGTCCTGTCCTGCCCTGAATGCGGCAGTATTGCCATTCAGGTCAGCGATCTTCTTGTCCACCGAGCAGTACGCTTCGAGCATCCCGCAGGTCTCGTCTATCTGCTTCGTGGTCGCCTTGGTGTCGGTGACACCCCCGTTCAGCTTGCGCCATGTCGGGGTAGGAATACTTGCCCTTTGGATGATGCGGTGTCCGGTAGGAAGATTGCCTTCCTTCCAGGGGATGTCCTCGATTATCGGGTTGGTCTCACTAAGTATCTCCGCTACAGGCCCGATGTTGCCGGACGGGTCGAGCATCTTCGCTACGTCGATAAGGTTTAGCTTGTTCCCTATTTCTGTTGCCATCTCAGATCACTCCTTTTCAGACATAAAAAAAGACCGCTCAATGGCGGCCCTCACTTGTTGCTATTTGTTTGACTCACTTCATCCGCTTATTTCGTCTGATACCTCTTCGCCAGTTTCTGCTCCGCCGTCAGGTTGGACTCGTCATCCGCCTTACTCCCCCTGCCGTCGACCCACTTGTCATCACCCATGCGAGTGCCCAGTTTCCACAGGTCGCGGATCAATTCAGGGTGTGAGGTGAAGCCCACGGAATCCAGAAGGGCAATAGTCTTGTCGGAGAAGAGTTCATTCATCGCCTTGCTCGCAAGTCCTGCGTTCTCCTTGAACGACCTCCCCCCGTATTCAGCGTCGCTCTTTGCGTCTGACTTCCACTTCTCCACCTGGTCGGAGTATGCCTTCATCTCACCCTTGCGGAGTTCGACATAGGCATCGGTCAACTTCTGCGCCTTCTCGTTGCTCAGTCCCATCTCCTTGAAGAGCGGTGAGAACGATTCAAGCGCTGTCTCGTCCATCTCGATACCGTCAGGCAGTTTGATCTCGTACTTCTCCGGCACTTCGGACTCTTTCTTTTCCTCGTCCTCGTCCGGCTTCTCTTCGTCTGCCTTCTTGCCCTCTTCAGGCTCCTTCACTTCCGCTTCGGGTTCCTTGACCTCTGTCTCGTCAACGGAAGTTCCCTGCTCTGTTCCCTCATCCGGGGTAACGGTGTCATCCGTTCCCGAAGTCAGTATGTTGTCCTCAGACATGATTTCTCTCCTTTTGGTCGGTTTTGTGAAGCAATAAAAAGGGCGACCGCTAGGGCTGCCCTGTCTTGCCTATACAATTAGCGAATGTGTTCGATTGTTTTGCCGTTGTCATTCAGTAGGTATGCCTCGTCAAACAGAAAAGTCTTATGTGTTTCAGTATCGCGTAGCCACGGCAGGAACACCACCTCTTGAAGTCGCTCCCCGTAGTTGCCTTCTTCTCCTACGAAGTCCCGCTCCAAGCGGGAGCAACCATGCACTCGCACTTCGTGTGGTGTAATATCGCTTGATCTTGAGCGCACAATGGCTATGTCGTCATGGGGATAATAAACATCTTCATCCCGCATAAACGACTTCACCACAACAACAACTACGGGGTGCCCTTCTCGCTTCTTGTTCGCATAAAACCCCATTTGCCTTGACGCCGCATTGCTGTACTCCGCTGTTTCTATGCCCGGAACAACCATCCATCCGTTCTCGCTTCGCATCTTCAAAATCATTTTGCCTTCCTCCTTCTGTCTATTTGTCTGCCTGTCTGTCTATAAAAAACAACCCCGGCATCCCATAGAACACCGGGGAGTATAGTTGCGACTGTTGCGCCGGCGGGGACAGTCGCCACCCCCTATTACATGACTAATGCCGCCCACCCGAGTGAACGGCATCGTTACTCCTTCTGCCCACTTAATTGGCAGATGAGCTACTTATTGGTGGGGGCCAGGGGGCCACATGGCGGCCATCCTAAATGGTCGCACTG